ATGTTCTACCGACCCGGTGGCGCGTCCAAGCGCATCAACCCGCAGTATGACGAAGTGTACGCCGACTTTATCGGCGGCGCTACCGGGTGGTTGCCTGTGAGCAAGGGCGACACCATCGGTGTTAACGTGTCGCGAGCGTCCATCGCGTTCGGTACGGTCGCGCAAAGCACAGTGACCAAGACGCCGGTTTCGCCGGAAGTCCAAGTGTTGCTGGAAATGAAGACCATCGGCGGGCAGTCCGACGCCGAAGCGTGGCCAATCGACCAGTGGCAAAACATGGTCGTGGCAACGTCGCGCCGCGCGCACCGCAACGGCTGGGTACGCGCTCGCATCGTCAATATCAACAATGGCGATGGCACGGGCGTGGCCATGGCGTTGCAAATCAGCCGTACGGGTGAAAGCGGGGCGGTGACGTGAGCGGCTTTGACAATGGCACCTTGCAGAGCGGCGTCTTTTTTCAGGCCAAGCAATTCGGGCCGATTTTGCGCGGCCTCGGGCCGCCTGTGCCGCAAGCCGGTGTCGTTGGTGACGTATATATAGACACGCAGACGTTTCAGCTTTTCACCAAGCGGTCACCGGACAGTGCTGGAGATGTTGACCCGTGGGGTCATTACCTCTTCGTGGTGCCGCTCGCGTACCGCGCGACACTGAAATGGTTTACCGCGTCCGCGCCCGACGATAGCTTGGGCATCGCGGGCGATTACGCCTTGCTGTGGGGCGGCTGGAGCAATTACGGCATACAGCCGTCTTTGTACGGTCCCAAGCAAGCCACAAGCTGGCCAGAGAACGGCAACGGTCCTAACGCAACGGTTGCAGTGTTGAACGCCGGCAACGTCTTGCAAGTGGGCGTGGACGCCGAAGGCGCGCAACTCCCCGTGAGCAATTCCACGCAGCTTATCGGCGTCGGCATTGCGGATGAATTTGTTTTGGCGGTGCCCGTTACAGTCAATGCCGGCGACCCCGTGACGCAACTCGGTTTGCAGTCCGGTCCTGCGGCGGTGACTGTAACGGTCAACCCGCTCTATACGGCCGAAGACGAACACGCGGTTTAAACAATGTCCGGATTTGACAACGGCACCTTGCAAAGCGGCGTCACGTTCCAAGCTAAACAGTTTGGTTCGGTGCTGCGTGGCTTCGGTCCGCCCATCCCGCAAGCCGGCGTGGTCGGTGACTTGTATCTGGACACGCAGACGTTTCAGCTTTTCAATAAACGGTCCAACGATAGCGGCGGCGATGTAGACCCGTGGGGTCACTACCTCTTTGTCGTGCCGGTCACCTATCAAGCGCGCTTGAAATGGTGGAGCGCGTACCCGCCAACCAATGACGTGGGCATTGATGGTGACTATTGTTTGCTGTGGGGCGGCTTCCCGAACTATGGTTTGCAGCCCTCAATCTTCGGGCCAAAGGCCGCTGGCGTGTGGCCGACGCCACCGACCGCCGTTGCTGTGACCCTCAACACCCTGTACACTGCGGAAGACGGACACGCGATTTAAAGGACTACCGGGGCAATGGCCTACAATCCGGCAACCGACTTTCTAGGGTTGTGGCGAAACAACGCTGGACAGGTTTCCAAGCTGGAAATGCCCGGCCTTGACTACGTCGTGGCCGCGCTCGCGCGTGCGGGCATCATCACAGTTTCAGTTTCCGCAACTGCACCTGTCGCGAACCAATCAACCACGGCGTGGCTCAAGGCCGCCGTGCCGTCGTACAGTGCCGAAGGCCAGTTCTTTCTTTGGGACAAGGTCACGACCACGTACCTGCCGGCGACCGCCGCGCTGTTCCTGCAACTGCTAGAGGCCACGGCCGGCGAGAGCGGCATTTCGTGGTGGACCACGACCGGCGGCCCGCCGTCCAACGCAGTGGGTTTAAACGGTGACTATGCCATCCGTACGGACGCGCCCGGTGGCATCTATGGTCCGAAGGCCGCAGGCGCATGGCCGGCGAACCCGCTGCCCGGCACCACGGACACGCTCACCAGCACGTCACTGGACAACACCTTTGGCACTGCGGAAGGCGCGATGATCTATCGCGACGCGCTGGTGTGGGAAGCGCTCGCGGTTGGCACGCCCAATAGCATCCTTGTTTCCAACGGCACGATACCGGCGTGGGAGACGCTTTCCGCGCTCATGGACGCTGTATTTAGCAACGCGGAAGGCGCGATCTTGTATCGCGACGCCGCGCTGTGGCAAGCGCTGCCGGCCGGCGCTGCGGGTCAAGTGCTGGCGTCCGGCGGCTTCGGCGCGCCACCCGCGTGGGCTCCGCGTACGGCGGAGTTTCCATCTGGCACCGTCATGATTTTCCAACAGACGGCAGCGCCGACCGGTTGGACAAAGCAAACTGTCCTGAACGACTACGGCTTGCGCGTCACGTCGGGCACAGTGGGCACGACGCCCGGCAGCGCGTTCAGCACCGTGTTTGCGCAGACTGCCGTGGGCAACACCACGATTGACACCACGCAAATGCCAAGCCACAACCACGCGCTTACCAATTTGCTGGGCGCGACCGTACTGACGATTGCGGGCGGTGCGGAAAGTTACGGCGCTGGCGGCAACGCGCATTCATCCTTGATTAGCGGCCTCTCCGTCAACAACACGGGTGGCGGGCTGTCGCATACGCACTCCGTCAACCTGTCTTTGGCCTACACTGACGTTATCATCGCGAGCAAGAACTAGTGAGCTATTCAGCCATCACAGATTTCATCGCGTTGCTTCGGCAAACGTCGGGCGGAGTGCGTACCGCGCGCATGCCGGGCTTGGACTTTGTCGTCGCGGCACTCGCCCGCGCCGGGCTGTTCCAAGTGTCCTACGGTGCGACGGCTCCCACGATTAATCAATCTGCGACGCTATGGTTTAAACCGGCGTCGCAGTCGTGGACCGGCGAGGGCGGGGTGTACCTGTGGAACGCGGCCACGCAGGAATACGAACCGGCAACGCCAGCGCTGTGGCTCGCGCTCCTGTCGTCTTCCGCCGGACAGCCCGAAGTGCAAGACGTTGTCGGGGTCAACGTCCCCGTGCTAGTCGGCGTTAGCGTCGTACGGGTGCAGAATGTTGGGGCTCCGGTGACATTGACTGTGCCGCTCGCGTCGACCATGGCCGGACCCGTACTTATCACGGATTGGGCCAACGGTGCCGGCACGAACAACATAACCGTTAACTTGAGCGGTACGGATAAGTTTCCGGGCAATCTGTCCACTTGGAAAATTGCAGCCGACGGCGGCAGCATCTATCTGCGCCCGGTCCCCGGAGGTTTCGCGTTATGATGAAATTCGCACGTACGTTCGCAGCATTCGCGGCGTTCTTGTTCGCAGGGTGCGCGCTCGCGCAAAATTCCGGCACGGTCACCAACCACGCCTTTGCTATCGGCAAGGGCGCGGGCGTCACCGGCTACACGTCGTTGCTGTGCAGTTCCGGACAGCTTGCACTAGGCACGGCCGGCGATCCTGCGTGCGTCACCATGTCGGGCGACGCGACGTTGAACGCGTCCGGCGTGCTGACGCTGGCCACCGTCAACGCCAACGTGGGCACGTGGGGCAGCGCTGCCAACTGCGTGACCCTCACGATTGACGCTAAAGGGCGTGTCACTGCGGCCTCGCAAACTGCGTGCTCGGCCGGCGGCGGTATCTCGCAACTGACCGGTGACGGCACGGCCGGCCCCGGTTCGGGGTCGCAGGTGTTGACGCTCGCGACCGTCAACGCCAACGTTGGTACGTGGGGCAACGGGTCAACCACGTGCCCTTCCATAGCCGTGAACGGCAAGGGCCTGATTACATCGGCCGGTCAAGGCACGTGCACGCCGGCAATTGGCAGCGTCACGGGATTAGGCACTGGCGTTGCTACCGCGCTCGGTACGGCTGTGGGCTCGGCTGGTAGCTTCGTGACCAACGGCGGTGCGCTCGGCACGCCATCGTCCGGCGTCGGCACCAACCTGACTTCGTTGAACGCCACGCAGCTAACCAGCGGCACGGTTCCGGCCGCCCGTACAAACGGGCACCAAAACGGCACCGCAACCAACGACAACGGCGCAGCGGGTGAAATTGGCGAAGTCATTTCGGCCAGCGTGGCTTCCGGTTCGGCAATCGCGCTCACTTCCGCCACTGCGGCTAACATCACGTCTATAAGCTTGACGGCCGGCGATTGGGACGTGTTTGGTTGGGTGAACTTTTTTGGCAACGCGTCGACCAGTCAAACGTCGTTGATCGGTTCGGTATCGACCACCAGCGCAACGCTTGACGTAACCACGCCGTTTGCGTCTTTGGCTCAGTCGACCGCTGCGCAAGTCGTCGGCGGTGCCACCAACACTTTCTCCGTAGGGCCTTTGCGGGCGTCGCTCGCGGGCACCACGACTTATTTCTTGGTCTGCCGTGCTACGTTCACGGTGTCCACCATGAACTGCTTTGGTGGCATACGGGCGCGGAGGGTGCGTTAATGTCCTACACACCTACCACCGACTTCGTTGCACTCATTCGGCAACTCGCCACCGGGGCCGAAGTCGCCCAAATGCCGGGCCTTGACTTTGTCGTGGCTGCGCTCTCGCGCGCCGGGCTCTTCACGCTGTGGACCGGGCAAGACGCGCCGACGGTCAACGTTGCCAGCACGGCATGGCTCAAACCGTCGTCACCGTCGTGGGTCGCGGAAGGGGCGGTGTACCTCTACAACGCGGAGACCGCAGCGTTTGAGTTGGCCACGTCCGATCTGTGGGCCACGTTCCTGCTCAGCGCGGTTTCGGGAAGCGCTTTCCAGTCAATCTCTGCCATCACTGGCAACATTGATGCGTCGACCACCTTGCTTGCCGTACAGCGCAGCAACCCCGCTGCCACGACCCTGCGACTGCCTTCCGTCGGCGCACGCGGAAACGTACCGTTGCAGATCGTGGACTGGTCGGACCCGGTCACGGCGCACGCCATCACGTTGACGCCGAAGGGCACCGAAACGATTATGCGGCGCGGTTCGTTCTTGATCTTTTCGACCACGGACCAACTTGCGGGCGTCACGCTCTATCCATCAACGGACCTTAACGGTTGGGTTATCGCACCATGAACTTTTCACGTATCGCGGCGGTCGTTGCGGCCCTTTGTACGGTCGCACCCGCGTTTGCACAGTTTCAGACGCCCAACCACTCCGTGCCTATCGGGCGCGGCGGTGGCGCGCAAGGGTTCAACAACGCGGCTCCGGGGGCTGCCGGCCTGCCGTTGAAGAGCAACGGCGCGAGCGCGGACCCCAGCTTTGGCGTACTCGGCACCAACGCCATGCCAACGTTTACGGGTGACGCCGGCAGCGGCGGTACGGCCGGCCTCGTGCCCGCACCGCCCGCCGGCAGCGCCGCTAGCAGTTACGTGCTGAACGCTGGCGGAACGTGGGCTCCGCCGCTCGCGTCAATCAAGCTGCCGTCCGACTTCGGCGCGGTCTGCGACGGGGTTACAGACGACGCCGTGCCGCTCCAGAATTGGCTTAACTCGCTGCGTGACGGCGGCACGGGCATGTTTACCAACACGCAGGCCGCCAGTGGTTGCGCCACCAGCGTGCCGCTGTTGCTTCAAGCGTCGACCAACGTTGGCCCTGTGATCGGGCCGCGCTTTATCGGCACGCTGAAATTGACGGGACTGGCGGGGCTCGGTGCGACGGCCACGGGCACGGGCAGCGGCACCAACCTAACGCTGTCGGCGGTCACCGGCACGGTTAACATTGGCGATACCGTCACCGGCACGGGCATCAATGCCAACACGCACATTATTTCGCAGATTTCCGGCGCGCCGAAAGGCGCGGGCGTCTATCAGACCGACTTCGCAACGACGGCCGCCGCTGCCGCTGTTATCGTCACGTCGGACTTGCTGCGCATCTGGAACCCAACTGCGGTTTCGACTTCGCAAAATTTTTACTACCCGGTCTTTGATACGCTGGTGCTGTCGGTCCCGAACGGTGCTTCGTTCGCGAACTGCCTATCCGTACGCGGCTATTGGGGTTCGATAACCAAGGTGCAGGGCAACACGTGCCACGGCGGAGACTTAATGCAGTTTCCGAACTGGATCGGCCCCGGCGGCATCCCCGACGAATACGAAAGCACTCCGTACATTGGCGACCTTACGTGCATCGCATGTAGCGGGTACGTGCTCAATAATATGATTGGCATTGGCGCGTCCCCGCGTATCGGCGGCGTGCGCGGCACCGTGTCCAACACCATCACCACCGGCTTGGGCGCGATACGCGCAACCGGTGACGAAAACCAAGTGGGAGCTATCGCCTACACCGGCACCGGTTGGGCTCTTACTGTAAGCGCACCACCGGCCGGCGGCGGTTCGATCCAAACCGCCGCGCACGAAGTCTTTACGCAAGGTGCCGGCGATATCGACTGTGCACAAAACGGCGTATGGATCGCGGCGGCGGAATTTGCCACGATCAGCGGCCACCGCATGAACATAGAGCCTGCCAACCTGTGCGGCACTGGCTTCCCACAATGGCCAATCACCGCTTACTCTATCGGCGGCGGTGGCCAGCGCGTCTTGGGCGTCCAAATCAATCCGTACATAACGATACGGCCCAGCGTGTCGTTGGCGTCCAGTACGCTTTTCGACTTCAACAACGATGCGAACATATCGAACGTGACGGTTAACTCCGTGATATCGGACCAAACCGGTACGCTCGCGGGCGCAGCGTTTTCGACCATTTACAAAAACATCAACGCCGTCGCCACGCTGCGCATCATTCAAAACGGGGTCGTGCTTTACGACACGATAAATTCCGTAACGTTTTCACAGCTTCCAACGTGCGGTTCTAACACGACCGGCGTACGTATGTTTGTGCGTGACAGCACTGTGAGCACGTTCGGCAGCGCCATCGCAGGCAGCGGAGCCAATAAGGTCCCGGCGTACTGCAACGGTACCAGTTGGCTTGTGGGCTAGGCCATGCCGAGTTTCTTTGACACCACAATTCGAAACTCCAAAGCGTACCGGTCCGACGCCACGTGCAAAGACATGGCGTTGCTGGAGCCCGGCACGCGGGCGGCTGTGCTCGCGCTGGTGGACGAAGCTGTGAAGGCCGGCCACGATCTGCGGGTGCTCGAAACCTACCGGTCGCAGACGCGGCAAAGCGCGTTGTTTATGCGACGCGCAACGCAGCTTCGCACAGTCGGCTGTCACGGCTACGGCGTGGCGGTGGACTTCGGCGTTTTCGTCAACGGCAAGTACGCCGAAGATAATAAGCCGTACGTTTTCCTTCGCCAGCTAGCGCGCGAGCACGGGCTTATTTCGGGGCAGGATTGGGGACACTCAAAGGAAGGGTCATTTGTTGATAGCGGTCACGTTCAACGCGTGCCCGTTTGGCGGCAAGCTGCCCTATTTGCAGGGTCTTGGTATCCGCCCGCAGACTATGACCCGTACGGTGACAGTGCAGCCCACGGGCACGCGGACGTTGTGAAGAACGTTTAAACGTTCTTGCCGCCTGTGCCATGGTAGGCGTTACCGTCGGAACCGCTCCCGGTGTTCGTTCCGGTATTCGCGCCACCGCTGGAACGGTCGTTTTTTCTCCAGTCCTCCAGATCGTCGGCAAATTCGGTCAAGTCCGACACGTGACCGTCCAACGCGCTGTGCTTCGCCAAGAATGTGTCTTCCCGCTTGCGGTCGATTTGCTGGACGCGCTCAACATACTTTTGTACGTCTTGCTCAACTGCCATTTCCAACGCGGCTTCGGCGTTCTTGGCGCGGTCCAAAATCTTGGAGAGACGGCCCATTCTAAGCACCCTGCATGCCCGTACGTGGGCGGTTAGCTGTTCAAGGCCCACGACGTACGGCGGGCCATTTGGCGGTCGAATGACGACCCGGAGTTGGTTGGGAACCGGGCGGGAGGGCATCACGTCCGGTTCCCGTAGTAGCGGATAGAGCAACCTAACTGGCCGCTTGGGGTCGGCCGCCATAGGTATGACATGATTTGACGGTGCGGGCAAGCGAATGCTATGGTTGGGCACTGCTCAAAAATTCGAACGGACAGGGGTCCCCTATGCTTCCCAACAGCGTACAGGCGCAAACCAGCGCCGCTAGTCTTATCGCCTTTGCCGCCGGTTATGCGTCCAGCCAACATTGGCTTGGGCTCGGTGCCGACGCGTGGGGCACGATCTTCACGGGCGCGATGCTCTTCGGTACGGCTGTGTGGCCTGTCGTCGTCACCCGGCTCCAGTCCCTTAAAACGGAAGTTGGCAAGTCCGGCGCTATCGTGGTCACCAATCCGCAGTCGGCCGCAGCGTCGCCCAGCCCGAACGTGGTAGCTCCAAACGAAGTCAATTCGGCCAAACTGACGCAGGCACAGTAAATGAACGCGTTGCCGGCAACGTCGTGGCCGTGGGCAGCGGCGCGGCCGGCACCGACGCGCGAGGAACAGCGCGCCAAGCTTTTGGACTTTGATTACTATCGCGAACACTTTTTGAAGATACGGCCACGCAAAGGTGGCGAACGTATTTCGTTCATTCTCAACAACGCCCAACACGTCCTGCATCAACGTTTCGAAGCCGAACTAAAAACGTTCGGCATGATACGCGCGCTAGTCCCCAAAGCGCGACGCATGGGCGTTTCAACGTACGTCGGCGGTCGATTTTTCAAGGGTACGGCTACGCAGTTCGGCAGGCGTGCACAAGTGGTCGCGCACCGGTCGGACAGCGCCACGAACCTGCATCGCGAAGTCAAAGAATTTTACAACGGATTGCCGCAGGCTGTACGGCCACACCTTGGTGCGAGCAACGCGCGTGAATTGGTGTTTGACAATCTAAAATCCCTGTACAAGGTCGCGTCGGCCGAAGGCGGCGATATTGGCCGGTCAGACGATTTTCACGACTTGCACTTGTCGGAAGCTGCGTTCTTTGACAACACGGAAGACCTTTCCGGCGGTTTGCTCCAAACCGTACAAATGTTGGCGGGCACGCAGATTGTAATGGAAAGCACCGGCAACGGGCAGTCCGGAATGTTTTACAATATGTGCGAAGAGGCACAGCGGCAGGGCAATAAGGGGCCGTGGCGCTTGCACTTCCTGCCGTGGACCCTAATGCCGGAATACCGGCCCGACAAAGACACGCCACCGATGGCGCTAAGCTGGAAAGCGCCGCTGGAGTTTGAAGAGTACGCGAAGCTGCACGGGCTGGACCGCGAACAGCTTTATTGGTTTTGGCTGCAAAACTACACCATCGCGACCATGAACGGCGGACAGCCGGACAAAATACACCGGCTGACGCGGCAAGAGTACCCGGCCATTTATAGCGAATGCTTTATGGCTGATAGCACGCTGGACTTTTTCCCGGCGTCGCTTGTGGCTGCGGCCATGGCTCGCAAGCCCACACCGTCGGCCGGCGCGCGTCGGCTCTTGTGCGTTGACCCTGCCGGCGACGGGCAGGACAAGCCGTTCGTATGCGACCGGCAGGGCTCGGCTATCGGGTCCAAGGTTTGGGGCGCGATGGCCTCGCGGGACTACAACGTGCAGGCGGATTGGCTTGTGCAGACGTTTGACCGGTTCAACATGGACGCAATTCTTATTGACGTGACCGGCACGGGCAAGGGACTGCTAGACGCCGTACGGCTGCGCATGTCCTATCGCGGCCCGGAGAAAGCCGTGGCCGTCAACTTCGCACACGGTGCGATGAATGACACATTGTACGGCAACCGGCGGTCGGAACTGCACGACAAGTTCCAGCGGTTCTTGCAAGGCGACGTGTCGGTGCCCAACGACAAGTTGTTGCAGGAAGAGGCTGCGGCGTACAAGTGGGGCGTGGGCGGTTGCCGGCGCGACGAAAAGTCCCGGCTGTTCATGACCCCAAAGGAAAAGATACGCGCCGAAATTGGCCGCTCGCCCGACATGCTGGACACGTGCGCGGTAGCTATGGCGGTAGACGGATGAGTGCCGACGTTATCGACTTTCCCGGCGGTAGACGGATGAGTGCCGACGTTATCGACTTTCCCGGCGGTTCGTGCCGCACGCCCGGCAACGGAGCCCGCGAGGCCCTGATAGAGCACGCCCAAGACTTCCCGAACACCACGACCGAAGACGCGGTGCGCTGGGCGGATTTCATGCTGGCCAATCTGTGGGCGAAGGGTTTTAAAATCGTGCCGCTGGACGGCACCGAAGAGCGCTAGCGCACCGGGTCGCCGGTTCCTATCACAGTCTTGAACATGACGCCTTCCGTGAATGACCGCTCTAGCGGCGCACGTGTCAATTCCCGTACAGCCTGCCGCCGCTCTTCGTCGGTTATGGGGCGGTCGGACCGCAAGTGAATTTCCCCAACCTTTATGGCGTAGCGCATACGTAAACCCCCGTATATTGACACAAGCGAATGCTTACACTATGACAGGTGCGATTTCAACAACCCACAGGGGGTTTTACCATGAGCGACACGACCACCGACGCGTCGGCCACGCCGACCGCGAAGCCCAAAGCCAAGCCGAAGACCAAGGCAAAGGCGAAGACCAAGGCAAAGGCGAAGGCCAAGACCAAGGCAAAGGCGAAGGCCAAG